CAAAAGATTCTGTTACCCACTCTATAAAGTTATCTCCAAAGTTTTCTAGCATCCAATCCTCGTTATGTGCTTTAGGCTCTGTGTCTAACATATGATCCCAGAACTGTTCTCCATATTTATCTTCCATCGCATCCCAGTTAATAGAATCAATAAAACGCTCTAAATCAAATTCTGCTTGAAACTGTTGTTCGTTCATTCCCATCCCCTAATCTTAGCTATTATACCAGTTACTACAAATATGGCACAAATTATTGCACCACCTATACAAAGTATTAATAAATTATCTAACATCATCATCTCCTATTCGTTACTGTAACCAAGTTTTTGATTCTCACGATACTGTGCATCGCTACAAGCAATACTGTGAGCCAATTCTTCTGTGTATCCAGCAGCTAGGTATCTATCCTTGTCTGCTGCAAACAATCTTTTGTACTCTTTTAACTCTGCTGCATCATTGTCAGCCTTAAGTTCTGCTGTAGCTGCACGAAGGATCTCACGAGTAGCTTTTAGCTTGTCATTGTATTTTTTAGTTTCTGCATCACGAGCTGCATAGAAAAGCACCATGTCAGCCTTGCGTTTTGCAACTTGTTCTGGTGTGTTAAAGTATTCATCCCAATCAAACATTTTCTTCTCCTTGTGTTAATATGTAGTGCATGAATAGAATTATACAGAGATATAAATGTATTGCAACAACTAAATGCAATTATTTTAAATTATTTACAACTATTTGGATAAGTTTATGAAACGTAACAAGTTTAATGCAGTAAAAACTACAATTGACGGCATCAAATTTCACAGCAAAAAAGAAAGTATGCGTTATACACAGCTAAAATTGTACGAGAAAGGTGGGCTGATCAGCGACCTAAGATTGCAAGTTCCGTATGAGCTGATCCCCAAGCTGGTGATAAATGGCAAGACAGAGAGAGCCATCAAGTACATTGCGGATTTTGTTTACTTTGACACAGTTTATAAGGTAGAGATTGTGGAAGATGTGAAGGGAATGATTACTGATATCTTTAAGCTGAAATACAGGCTGATGAAATTAATTCACAATATTGATATAAAGATTACATAAAAGTGTTGCACTAATTAAATTAGTATGAAATAATGATCTCACCTTAACTCACTCGGAGAAATAAAATGAGATTAACAAAAAACGAAAAAGAATGGATTGAACTTATTATTACTGAAAGATTGTACAAAATTGATAAGCAACTGTTTCAAGCTGATGATGAAGATAAAAGATACATACTAGGAAAAACAAAATCAGAACGTGAAGCACTAATTGGAACACTTGAGAAACTTTAAAAAAGGGGAGAAATCCCCTATTTAATCGGAGAATAGTATGGATTGGTTTAGACATGATTCAAACGCTAACCTAGATGAGAAACTTCAAGAGGTGCTGCTAGATTATGGACTAGAAGGCTATGGTCTGTATTGGTACTGTATTGAACTTATTGTAGGTAAGACAAACACAGACAACATCACTTTTGAACTGAAGCACGATGCTCGCATTATCGCTAGGAACACAGGATCAACTCCACAGAAGGTTGAGGAGATGATGAAACGCTTTGTATCGCTAGGATTATTTGAGAATGTTGATGGTAAGATTACCTGCCTAAAGGTTGCTAAACGCTTGATGTCATCAGCTACTAGCAACCCACAGATGCGTAACTTGATACACAATATTAAGATAAGTCATGACACCGTCATGACGGCATCAGATAAAATCAGCTCAGATAAGACTAGATTAGATAAGATTAGATTAGATAAGAATAAACCATCTCGTGCTGTCGCACTCGTAAATGAGTATGTAGATGATGGATTTAATCAATTTTACGAAGCGTACCCAAAGAAAGTAGGAAGGGATGCAGCACTAAAGTCTTGGCAAAAAGTAAAGCCACCTATTGACGATGTTATCTACGCACTAGCATGGCAGAAGCAATCTGAGCAATGGCATAAGAACAATGGTCAATTCATACCTAACCCATCTACCTACTTGAATCAAGGTCGCTGGAAAGATGAAGCACCTGTAGAGGAGTTATGGTAATGGTTGATACTGAGAAGGCACAATTTAAAGCCATGATGAAAGCATTGACGCAATTGTTTAACAAGCCTGACTTGGACATTGAGTTACTGCGTATCTGGTGGCACAAACTTAATCGCTTTGAGTTCCGTATTGTTAGCAAGTCTTTTGATAGCTGGGTTGACAATAACAAGCGTATGCCGACACCTGCTGACATATTGGAGTTATGCAAAGCACAAGAGAATAAGAATATCCCTGTAGGCATTGGCAGAAAGATAACGCCAGAGGTGAAGGCAGAGAATCAAGCAAGACTGCAAAAGATGATGTCCGACTTAGGATGGAAGATGAATGTGCAAAAAGTAGAATAGTGTGCTATTATGTATTGCATCAACAAGGAGAATGAGATGAGCAAGTATCTAGTATTACTTTTAGCATCATGTAGCACACAAGCGTATGCAGATAAGCTAGTGGACTTCACAAAACTGTATCCGCAGCCACAGGTTATTTATGTTGTGCCTGTACAGGTATTCATACCACCTACACCACTATCACCATCAACGTATGAAGCACCAAGCAGCACATGGCAACCGATAGTCACACCAACACCAACAATTGATTTAAGGGCAGACAAATGAACGAAATTAAACGTGGTCGCAAACCATTACCAGATCACATGAAGGCAATCACTACATCGCTACGATTGCGCCCAGATCGCCTTTTTGTGTTTAAGCAGCTAGGTGGTACTAAGTGGCTCAATGCAGTAATAGATGAGGAACTATACTTCAACACAATGCTAGAGGATGTGATAGATGAAGTGGCAGCAAGGGGATAAGTATTACATTAAAAGTAAGGTGGGGGATTTATCATTTACCATAAGTAAATCAATGATATACGAAAAGGTTATTTACGAACTGTGGAATGGTACTAAATGGTTATATAAATCGGAGAATGTAGAAGATGCAAAACGTAAAGCCGTTTCATATTACCAAGAGCAATCTACCAGTATTGGTAGCAAGGCTTAATGACTTGGTAGAGCAAGGTAACAACTGGCAGGTAATCATTAAAGAGAAGGAAAGTGATCGCAGCCTAGAGCAGAACTCAAGACTGTGGGAACTGTACACCAGCGTAGGCAACTACTTGGGATACACAGCACAGGATGTACACGACTTAATGGGATACAAGTTCCTGCTGATTGAAAAGAACGTAGGCAGGGATAAGATTACAAAGGTGCAGTCAACCACCAAGCTATCGGTTAAGGATATGGCTGCTTATCAAGAGAAGATAGAGGCTTGGGCAAGTAACTTGGGATGGTCATTCTAATGTGGAACTATAGGGTAATGGAGTTTGAGGATGAGATTGAGGGAACGTACTATGAGATCAAAGAAGTTTACTATAATCGTGATGGTACACTTATGGGTTATTGTGACGCTACTGCTAGTGGTGAATCTTTTGGTGATGTTATTAAAGTCTTGGATATGATGAAAACAGATGCACACAAGTCTGTGCTGAAGCCTAGTGATTTTACGGGGAAAGATGATGACTAAAGACAAAGCATTAAAGATGGCGATTGAATGGATGGATAAATGGCATGACAAGGAAGTTATTGTTATGAATGTTGGTCAACGATGGGTTGATTTTTCAATGCCAATTAACGCTTGCAAAGAAGCACTAGAACAACCAGCATGGCAAGGATTAACGGATGATGAGATAAATGAGTTAGTTATGGATACCAACGCTGATATTTATGGGTGCAGTATTGATGAATTTGTAAGTGCTATTGAACAAGCATTAAAACAAAAGAATGAATAGGTAAGTGAATAGATAGAATTGTGGCTAAAGCCCGTAGATACATTGTTTGTGGCTACAATTGTAGTTTTTATGAATAGGTAACATCCACCAAAATGGATGAAACAAAGGAAAAAAAAGATGAGTAACATCCAAGACCTTGAACAAGAAGTAATGCGTTGCTGGGAAGTATCACAAGACCTAGACTTACTAGCAGAAGAGTACAAGCATGATGATGACTTATGTAACAAGGTGCTAGGCATCAAGAACGTATATGAGATGCGATTCAGCAAGGCATATAATACCTACGAGAAGTTAGTTAAAGAGCATTACACATGGAAACTAAGAGAGGTGAACTTTGATGATGACAATTAAGGACTATATTTTGTGTTACTCGCCAGCTTACTTGTTCGGTGTGGCGCATGGTTTAATTCTTGCTATAGTATTGCGGCACGTTCCAGACAAGACTACGCAATGGCGCAGGAATCATGGTAAATAAAAAGTTTAGCCAAGACCTGCACGATCAGTTTGATAAGGTTGGCAGAGATTGGTCTAAACAATTGTTTAAACGTTATGGTGTAAGACTAGAAGATAACCCAGACCAGTATGGTGTAGATTTGATTGCCTATAGGGATGATAAGATTGTCGGGTATGTAGAGGTTGAGGTAAGGACTGTGTGGACTGGTAACAAGTTTAATTACGATACTTTGAACATTCCATTAAGAAAGAAAAAACTACTCACCATGAGCCTTCCTGTGTGCTTGGTGTCATGGAGTAGCAATGGTGACTACGGATTCTTGTGCAGTAGTGATACAATCCTTAATTCAGAAGTAATGGAAGTTAAGAATAAGTACATGGACAATGCAGAACACTTTTATAAAGTTCCTGTTGACAAAATTAAATTGGTAAGGCTATGACAAAAGATGAACGTAAACATTATGGGAGAATTGCAGATCTTGGCTGCATTGTTTGTTTACTCGCTGGTTATGAGCATACTCCTTGCGAAATCCATCATATT